CAGGGTAGCCACAAGGTGCATGGCCAGGGTTTAAGAATACACGCATAAGTCAGTCCTCCTTCGGTTTGGGAACATCGGCATAAGGAATCTTATCCCCATCCCGTTCCACATATACATCTGCAAAATTTCCATCATGGGCAGCGGCATAACGCTGCACCGCAACATCTACGAACTTCGGCTCCAGCTCCACGCCATAGCAGATACGCCCTAACTGGTCGCAGGCGATAAGCGTTGACGCTGAGCCAAGAAAACCGTCCAGCACAAGACCATTGGTTTGGGTACATTGCTTGATGAGGTAGGCAACCAGCGGCACCGGCTTGCTGGACGGATGACCGCAGCCATCTTCCTTCGAGTTCTTGATGCGGTCGAATTCAAACACCGTGGTCTGCTTCTGATCGCCATACCATGTATGCTTGCCATCCTTGCGCCAGCCCCAGATAATTGGTTCATGGATGTACTTCCAATCGGTGCGCGTAAGCACCAGCCGGTTCTTCTTCCAGACCAGTCCTGCCCCAACTTTAAAGCCCGCATCCTCATAAGCGTCATGGAAAATGCGGGCTTTTGCCGTAGCGTAGAAAACATATATCGAAGCATCCTTCACCATGGCTTCATGGAAACAACCGAAGGCTTTGGTCAGGAATTGGTATGCCTCTTTGTCGGAGAGGTCATCGTTTTTGATTTTGCCGGAGGTGCTCTCTAGATTGACCATATACGGTGGGTCGGTGCATACCAGATTTACTTGCTCATCACCGAGCAGCCGCCGATAGGTTTCCGGCAAGGTAGAATCACCGCAGATAACCCGGTGCTTGCCCAAGTGCCACACATCTCCTGCCTTGGAAATACACGGCTTTTCCAGTTCCTCATCCACATCAAAATCGTCCTCTTTAGCATCGCCATCTTCATCCGCAAAGAGGTCAGCCAGTTCCTTTTCGTCGAAGCCTGTCAGCCCAAGGTCAAAATCCATGCCCTGCAGGGCTTCAATCTCGACACGGAGCATATCTTCATCCCAGTCAGCGTCCATGGCATAGCGGTTGTCGGCAAGGATATAGGCTTTTTTCTGTGCCTCGGTGAGATAGTCCACAAACACACATGGCACTTCAGCAATATGCTCTTCCTTGGCTGCCATCAGTCTGCCATGTCCAGCTATGACATTGAAATCCCTGTCGATAATGACAGGATTCACAAAACCGAACTCCCGTAGCGATGAGCGCAGCTTGGTTATCTGCTCCGGCGAATGCGTCCGAGCGTTATTCACATAAGGCACCAGCTTGTCGATGGGGACAAGCTGCATATCTGTAGTTGTTTTTCCCAAGTAATACACCTCCCAAAATTTTATCCAAGCCAAGCAGGAAAACACACCTGCGCCGCAGAAAACTATCCGCAGATAGTTTTCCATAAGAACGACAAAAGCGAGAGCCGCCAATGGTTCTCGCTTTCTTTATCCTTTTCGTGAACGGAGCAGCCGTTCCATCACATCATCCTGCGGATTGGCTCCGCTGTAACCCTCCGAGCAGTTTTCCTTCACAACCTGGTAAATCTGATACCACAGCTGGTTGGCCTGCTTCATGTACTGCAAGCTGATGTTCACATAAGGAGATACGATAGCCGCCCCAGTCGTTGGATGCTTGGCAAGGAATCCGTAATTTGAAATTGCATCCTGACATTGAATCCAACGAGACACGGTCATAGCGTAGTGCTCAATAAGCTCCGGGCTGACCAGTTCGGCACAGCCCTTTTCATTCAGCCAGTTCCATGTCTTTTCGTAAATCTCCACAGCGTAATTTTCCTGCCTGTTCTTCTGGGGCGCTTTGAGGTACTCCTTGGGAGCGGGCATTTCCATGCCCTTAAGATTAGCCGTTGGCAGCACCGTCACCTTGGCGGTCTTGCCTTCGTTGATTTTATCGGCGAGGGCTTTCTTCTTACGCCCAGCACCTGCTCTGGCACCGCCGCGATTTGTTCCGTCTTTGGCCATTCTCATCTCTCCCTTCCCTCGTTTGATTTCTTGATTTTTTCAAACGTTTTTCAAACAAAATCGGCGTTTTTCAAAGGACTATGCGACCTTTCGACATTGCCGTGAACCCCGTACAATCGGCAGTCAGCGGACTTTGCCACCGCCCTGCCCTATTCCCCTGTTTGAAAAATGATTTTTTCGCGTGTGCCCCCACGCCGGACGGGGCTTCGCGGGCTTTTTAAGATTTCGACCGCCCCTGTCCCTATCCTTACAACAATTTGCTTTACATCGTAAACCGAATGGATTATAATCAAAGCAAAGGTGGTGTTAATCATGGCAACTGTACCAACTCAAATAAGAATTGACCGTGACATCAAAGAGCAAGCCGGTGCGCTGTTCGCAGGGCTTGGCTTAGATATGTCCGGCGCCGTGAATATGTTTCTGCATCAGTGCGTCCTTCGCGGTGGCATTCCTTTTTCCATTGAGATGCCACACTACAAGCAAAGCACTCTGGCAGCAATGGAAGATGCTCGGCGCATTTCTCGCGACCCCAATGTTCCCAGCTATGACAGCATGGATGACTTAAAGAGGGCACTAGAAGAATGACCTATCATGTAAAATTTACCAATGCCTACAAGAAAAGTTACAAACGAGCCAAGAAACGTGGCTTGAATCTTCAGCTGCTTGATGATGTTGTCGAGGAACTGCGGCAGGGGCACAAACTGGATGCCAAATACCGTGACCACGAACTTCATGGCAATTGGGCTGGATTCCGTGAGTGCCACATTCAGCCAGACTGGCTTCTGATTTACCTCATCGAAGACGATGTCCTCACCCTAACCTTGGCTGAAACAGGAACCCATGCAGAATTGCTCAATCTATAAGCTGTCCATTAGGACGGCTTTTTTCTTTGGTGAACCTTCTCATGACAGCTGATGCACAGGCTTTGCAGGTTGCTCTCGTCATGAGTGCCGCCATCTGCCAGCGGTTTGATGTGATGCACCAGCTTGGCCGCAGTGAATTTGCCCTGACTCTGACACTGTTCACAGAGCGGATGGCTGCTGATGTAGCGGTTTCGAACCTTACGCCAGTTCTCATCGTACCGCTTGTGGTGGTCGTAGCCACGGGCGAAGTGCTCGTAGTGCCGTTCCATCATCTTGCGATGGTCTTCGCAGTAACCGCTTTTGTGGTCTGTCAGCTTTGGGCAGCCACCATACCGACAGGGTCGCTTTGGTTTTCTTGGCACTCTGGTTCACCTCGATTCCGGGCACTAAAAAACCTCCTCAGGGATTGCTCCCTTTGGAGGTCTTCATCTTTTTATTTCATGTTACCATTTTAGCACTTTGAGGTAGGAATTCTAGTGAATTTTTGTGCACTCTTTATTTTTTCCCAAGATTTTTTCTACAGCGGCGAGTCCCTTAGAATGCAGGATGTGTACCCAGCGGGAGCCGTAATGCATCTCTGCCGCAATCTCCTCCCAAGACTTGAAGCTGAGATACCGGAGTTCCAACAGCATCAGGCAGTTAGTGTCCTGCACCTTGCTGAGTGTCTTCATGACACCTCGCTTCAAATCTACCAGATGGTCAATGTCATCGTTGATTTCGTTCTCCAAGGCAATGATGTTATCGATGGTGTCTGCCATCCGCTGAACATTCCGTGTGCCGCTGACAGGCTCCGTTCCCAAGGTTGATGTGGCTTTGGTAGCCATGTCTTTCAGTGATGCCAGCTGATTCAGTTTGCTGTTTATCCGCTGGTCAGCCCAGTATGCCTGCTTCAGATATTCCTTTGCTGTCATTTCTGATTCCCTCCCAGGTTAGCTTTTACTGCATCAATCAAGGCGGTCTGCGTCTTGTCCTTCCGCTCCAAAGCCTTCATGACATCTTCATCAATCGTGCCCTCGGTGATGATGTGGATGATGCTGACGGTGTCTTTCTGCCCTTGACGATAGAGCCGGGCATTGGTCTGCTGATAGAGTTCCAAACTCCATGTCAAACTGAACCAAATGAGAATAGAGCCGCCTTTCTGCAGGTTCAGTCCGTGACCTGCTGATGCTGGATGGATAAGTGCCACAGGAATCTTTCCTACGTTCCAGTCGGCAATGTCCTGACTGGTCTTTATCTCCCTGACCTTCAGTCTCTCCTTAATGCGCTCGGCTTCATGCTTGAACCAATATGCCACCAGCACCGGTCTGCCGTTGGCACTTTCCACCAAGTCCTCCAAGACATCCAGTTTTTGGGCATGGATGACATGAGCCGTGCCATCGCCATCATAGACAGCACCGCCAGCCATCTGCAGGAGCTTATTGGACAGAGCCGCTGCACTTACGGCATCAATCTCGGTGTCGCCCACGGACACCACCAAGTCCTTTTTAAGACTGTCGTAGGCGCGGCGCTCCTTTGCCGTCATGGCTACAGTCTTGGTGCTCACCACCAGCGGTGGCAGCTTGAGATAATCTGCCGACTTCATGGAGATGGTCACATCGCTTATCCGCCGATAGATTTCTTCCTCTGCCCCAGCCTTGGGCTTGTAAGAAAAGACTATCTGCTGATTGCGCCTGTCCGGAAGGAAAAACTCATCGCGGTAGTGACCGATGAACCTGCCCAGCCGCTTGCCCATGTCCAGCAGGCGGAACTCAGCCCACAAGTCCATAAGTCCATTAGAACTTGGTGTCCCCGTCAACCCCACAATTCTTTTCACCAGAGGACGTACCCGCATAAGAGCCTTGAACCTCCTGGCCTGTCTAGACTTGAAGGAACTCAGCTCGTCAATGACCACCATGTCAAAGTCAAAGGTGTTGTGGCTCACCAGCCAGTCCACATTTTCTCTGTTGATGATGGTGACCTCGGCTCTCTGCTGAAGGGCAGCTATCCGCTTGGCGGTACTGCCCACAGCCACGGCATAGGTCAGATTGGAAAGGTGACTCCACTTCTGTATCTCTGCAGGCCATGTGTCCCGTGCTACACGGAGAGGGGCAATAATCAGCACCCTGCTGACCTCAAAACTATCATGCAAGAGTTCTTCAATCGCGGTCAGGGTGATTACCGTCTTGCCAAGACCGCAGTCAAGAAAAATGGCTGCGACCGGATTCTTCACAATGAAGTCAGTGGCAAAGTCCTGATACTGATGCGGTGAATAGTCCATCATGCCATCTCCTTCTTGTAAAGCGGCCAGCCGATGCCGTTCACCGTCTTGATGCTGCCCCAATAGACACCTTCCCTGGCAACCTTCAGTTTTACCAGCACATAACGGGGATAAACCTTCAACACCGTGCCAATGGCAGGAATAGCAGAACTGCTGCTCCTGCCCAGTCTGATTGCGCTATCGCAGGCTCCGTAGCTGTTGAAATCAATCTTGTCACCGGGCTTAATGCCAGCCATCATTTTGTCTACATGGCTAAGTTCCATTTTGCTCACTCTCCAATCGCATCCAGCACAGAGCCAATCTGCTCTACGCCATCAATTACAAATACCTTAAAACCCATTTTTCTCATCTGCTGTATACGGCGTACCTGTATCGGTCTGGGCTTTTTCCCAGGCGCCTTGAGTTCCACAAAGCCCATCTTGCCATCAGGCAGCATCACGATGCGGTCAGGAACTCCAATGCAACCTGGGCTGACAAACTTCAATGCCACACCTCTGCGCCGTACCGTTTCCATCACGAGTTTGCGTTC